TCAAACAGCAGTTAATAGTAAGGCTAACACCAATAGTCCAGCCCTTACAGGCACTCCTACAGCCCCAACAGCTAGCTCTGCTACAGACAATACTCAACTAGCTACAACAGCTTATGTAACAGCAGCAATTACAACAGCAGTTGCTGCTACAAAAGATGCTTTGCTTCCAGTAGGAAGTATTTATACACAAGCAGGTGTAGCAACTAACCCAGCTACATTACTAGGGTTTGGTACATGGGAAGAATATGGTGCTGGTAAAGCAATTATTGGTGTTGATGCAAGTAATACTTTGTTTGATACTTTAGGTGAAACAGGTGGTGTAGCAGATATTACTATTTCTGGTACTACAGATTCACACACTTTAACACTAGACCAAATTCCATCACACAACCACGCTGGTGATGCACATTCTACATCAGGTATTGGTGATTTTGTTATTCAAGGAGCACAAGGTTTACTATCAAGATTAAGAGGGTATGTAACACCAAGCACTTCAACCAGTTTTGTACCTGCTAATGGTGGTGATCAAGGTCACACGCATGGTATTACATATGATGGTACTAATGCTAACTACCAACCTTACATAACAGTTTATATGTGGAAGCGTACTGCGTAGTATGGATAAAGTTCCTGTAGTAGAGGATAAGGCTTTTACTTTGTACTTAGAAGAATACAACAATTTGTTATTTATTCACTGTGATGTTTATAAGTGGTTAAAGAGTACAAGAAAAAAAATGGAAATACATTTAGATTTTTTATTAAAAAAATACAACAGACCTATTTTTGCAGCACAGATAGATAATGATAACAAACACAGGAAGTTTTTAGATATGTACGGATTCAAATATGTTGGAGTTATAAAAGACTTTGAAGGTGATAATAGAACAATCTTTGTTAAAGGAGTAAATGATAATGGGTAAAGTTTTAGGTGGTGGGGGTAGTAAAGCCAAACCAGCACAACCTTACAAAGGAGCACAGTTTCAACCTTACACTTATACAAGTCAGATAGGTACTACTACTGGTAAACCTGTTGGTTCTTATGGGTTTAATGTAGAGTCACAAATTGACCCAACTTTAATAAATATAGGTCAAGCAGCACTACCTTACCCACAACCTTTTTTAGAGAGTTTTGCAACACAGGCTGGTAGACGACTACCTCTCTTTGGTGGTGTCGATAGTGGTGAACAAAGGGCTGCTGACATATTTAGAACACAGTCTGCTTTGCTTGAGCCATCATTAGAGCGACAAAGACAAGAACTACAATCTGATTTGTTTGGTAGTGGTAGATTAGGATTACAACTAGCAGGAGAAACAGCAGGTGCTGGTGCTGGAACTGGCATGGTTCAACCAGATGCCTACGGATTAGGTTTAGCACAAGCTAGGGCTTTAGCTGATTTAAGTAGTAAATCAAGATTACAAGCACAACAAGAGCAACAACAAGCATATAATCAAGCCTTACAAGGATTCTTAACTAATGAGCAACAACAACAACTACAAGCTCAAAACCTATTGGGTGGATTTCAAGGAACTCTTGGTGCATTTGGAGATATTGTTAATCTGGAAGATGCCTTAATTAATCGTGGTCTTAGTGTTGAAGAGGCTAGGTCTAGAGCACAAGGTCTATCTGCACAAGGTGGTGCTTCTTTAGCTAATGCTGGTACTAAAGCAACTTCTGGTGATGGTGGTTTGTTAGGTGGGGTTTTATCAAGTGCAGTTTCATCTTTTGCAAACCCTTTAGCAGATTTTGGTGCAAACAAGATTATAGGTATGTTTAGTAGCCCTAATAGTGGTAATACTAGTCCCTCATTTACAAACTCTTTAAATTTAGGAGGGAGTAATCCAGACTTGTTAGATTTGGGTTTTTAGATGGGGGGTTCTTAGACGTATTTAAGAATCCCCCTGATGGTGCAGGAGGAGGAGGTTTTAGTATGGATACTTTTAACCTATTTAATAATCAAGGGGGTTTTCAAAACCCTATAAGTAATAATGATGGTGGTGGTTTAGACAGTGACGATTGGTGGAAAACTGCTGCTAACATGGGAATGATGACTTTCGGCATACCACCACTACTTTAAACACAACACTTATTGAGGATAAAACAATGGCATCAAGAGAAGCCCTTAAACAACAAATGTTATCAAACAGCTTAAATATGGGCGGTGCTTTGGGCAACTACAAAAGCCCTATCAGGCAAAGTTTTTTTGGTTTGACACCAGAACAACAAGAACAGGTTGATTATGAACAAGCCCAAATAAATAATCGTATGCAAGCAATGGCTATGACAGGTTCAAATCGACCCACCAGTTTAGGTAGAGATTTAGGTTTTGAAGTAGGTGAGGGGTTTTTTAAACCTTTTCAAAAAAAGTTTTTACCTAGTAAAGCTGATAAACAGGCACAAGAAAATGTTGATTTACAAAGAGAACTAGATCAAAAACTTGCTAGTATGCCAGACGCTTCAGCACAAGATAAGTTACTAGAAGTTGGAAACTTTCTAATTAAAAATGGTAGGTCGGCAGATGGGTTAAAAATTCTACAATCTGCTGGTGCTAATAATGTTAAACGATCTAGTGCAGCTATAATGGCATCAGAGCAGGGGTTAGAAGAAGGCACTGATGCGTATAATAAATTTATTAGACAGGTTGCTTTAAAAACAGATGCTCCACCAGTTACAGGAGCTAGAGCAAAACTGTACGATAAGAAGTATCAGAGCAGTGGGGAAGCTTCTGATAAAGCAAGTACAAAACTACAGCAATTAAATCAAATGTACGAATTAGTAACTGACGAAAAGTTTGGTCAAGACACTGGTTTTAAGAACCATTTTAGTAACGTATATTCTAACTTACTTGGACAGATTGGTATTGGTGACTACGAAGATCGAGCCACTTTTAATCAGGCTTTTGAAAGCATACAAACTACATTATTAAATGAAATACTGCAAAACGCTACTGGGCCGCAGACTGATGAAGATGCTAAAAGAGCTAGACAAGCACTTGCTAGTTTAACAAACACATCAGATTCAAACAGGTTTATAGTTGCCTTTTCGTCAGGATTAGCCAAAGCTCAAATTGAAAAACAAGATTTTTTAGATAAATGGATAGATGATAACCCTGATGCAAAAGATTTGAGTGGGGCTTTTAAGGCTTATAAGAAATATGAAAAAAGTAAACCTACTGCTATTGACTCTTATAAACCCAAAGGTGCGGTAGTGCCTATATTTTATTGGGAGTTTGAAAAAAATGCTGAGAAAGCAGGAAATTATAAAAAAGAAGATATACACAAAGCATGGAAACAAGCAAAAGCAAATTCTTATGTACCAGACCAATCAACATAATATAACAACTTTGGATATTTTATGACAACAAAAGCTGATATAGATGCTATAACAACAGCAGGTTTTAGTAATTTTAATAAACAAGATTCTAGTAATCCTAATACCTCAAAAGAAGATAGCACAGACGATATAATAAAGGCAGGTTTTAGTAATTTATCAACTAAATCAGAAGATAGTACCTCATATAGTCTTGGGGGTATGGTTTCTGGTGTAGGTGATTTTGTTGCTGATGTAGCTGGGGATATTAGTGGTACTGTAACAGGTTCAACAGCCGAAAGTTCTTATCCACAACTACAAGGTTTGCCAGAATTTGGTTCAACAATTAGACCAGACGATAGGTCTTTTATAAAAGATGTAGCTCGCTCTTTATCTTTTGATGATAAAACAAAAAAAGATATTATTAAAGAACAGTACAAAGATAGGGTATCGTTTGAGGATGTAGGTAATGGAGAATACACCATTGTTAATCTACAAAACCAAGATGGAAGTGTAGAAAAAAGTGTTCTAAACGCAGCTGGTTTATCGTCAGAGGATGTTCGTAGTGTTTTAGGAACTACGGCAGGTTTTATAGGAACAGAACTAATAGGTCGAAAGGTTAAACCAGTTAGTGAGGGTGTTAGTTTATTAAGGGCTGCGTTAGTACCAACAATAGCTGAAGTTGGTATGCAAGCTATTCAAACAAGTCAGGGTATGAAAGACATTAGACCATTAGATATAGTCCTTTCTGGTAGTTTTGGGGGTCTTGGAGAAATTTTTAACAGGGGTCTTAAATATGTTGCTGATAGTAAAAACAAAATCTATAACATGAATAACCTTGAAGATACTAACGCTGCAAAACAGGCTTTTAAAGAGGGTGAATTAGCACAGGGTTCTACTGGTATTGATCTATTTCCAGCACAAAAAACATCGGATGAGTATGACCTTGCAAGGGTGGGCTATCTCAAAACAAAAAGAGAAGGTGCTCCAGTTGCTAGAAGGGCTATTGAACAACAAAATAAACAGGTAGAAGAAGCGGCTGATCGTTTTTCAAGCAGTGTATCTACAAATGCAGAAGCATCTCTTACAGCACCCGATTCTATAATAGGTGCATCAAGGAAGATAATAAATAACCAAAAAGTTGCAAAAAGAGTTAATTCTACTTCAGTTTATAAGAGGGCTGAAAAAAACCCTAAACCAGTGAACACAGGCTCTGTTGTAAAAGAGTTAGAAAATGTATCAAACAAATATGGTAGTGCTGTTAAAGAAGCACTAGAACCCTATGTCGTAAAAATACAAGATGCTGGTGGTGATTATTTAAAACTAAAAACTATTAAAGAGGAGATGGATGATGCTATTAAAGCACTTGCTGGCAACCCTGCGTCAGTACGTTTAAAGGGTGTATCACTAAGGCTAAGAAAAAGTATTGAAGATAGTAACCCACTGTACAAGGCAGCAAACAAGGTCTATCAAGCAGAGTCTAAAAAAATAGAGGCACTTGAAAACACTTTACTAGGAAAACTGTCTAAAATTACAAAAGAACAAGATAAAACTAATGTTTATAAACTTGTGTTTAATCCAGAAAAGACAACACCCAAAGCATTTAAAGAGTTAAAAAAAGAAATTATAGCTGTAGACCCACAAGCTTGGAGGGATCTTATCAGGGGTAACATAGACAGTAATTTGGGCAAACTTAAACCTGAAAGTGATGCTTTTAGTAATGTACCTAAAGAGGTTCATACAGCTATATTTGGTCAAAACAGAAAGTCTGCTGCACTAATGCGAGAAGCTGTTAAAGGAACTCCTGCTGAGAAAAAACTTAATTTCTTAGATGTAGCACTTAATAGAGCAAAGCTGGGTAGGGATAAAGGCTCTGATACAGAATCAAAGTTAGCAGTATCAAAAGAAATAGAAAAAGGGGGTGCAATAGCTAAAACTATTAATAACACCACTAAACTAATAAGAACTTTTTTTACAAACAATGCTGCTGACGCTGCACAAGTGTTTTCTGGGGGTCGTGCTTCTGTTAGGGAAAGGGTATTATCACTTGCTGACACTATGTTTGATCCAAAATATCAACCACAATGGGATAAAATAACAGCAGAACCTTTTAATAGTAACGCACAAACAAGGGCATTGTATCAACTACTAGATAACCTAGAATATAGAGTTGCTCCAGAGGAAAAAGAATAAAATGCCTAAAGATTCTATCTTAAAACGAATAGGTGTATCAGGTTATAACAAACCAAAGCGTACACCCAACCACCCTACTAAATCTCATGTAGTTGTAGCTATGTGTGATGGTAAGCCTAAGACTATTAGGTTTGGACAACAAGGTGCTAAGACTGCTGGTAAGCCTAAAGCTGGTGAGTCAGATAGAATGAAAGCTAAACGAAAATCATTTAAAGCTAGGCACGCTAAGAACATAGCCAAAGGTAAATGTTCAGCAGCTTACTGGGCTAACAAAACTAAATGGTAACAAGGAGTTTATATGACTAGAGGATTGTACGCTAATATTAACGCAAGAAAAAAGAAAGGTACAAGCAGATCTAAAAAGAAATCAACAATCTCACCTGCGGCTTTTGCAAATATGAAGGCTGGTTTTCCTAAAAAGAAAAGGAAAACAACAGTATGAAGAACCAAAAACATTATAAAAAAGATGGTACTTTGTTTGCAGGTAATACACACAAGATGCCTAATGGTGATTTACACAGTAATAAAAGCCATACTAAAACCTCAGTAAAGCTATATCATTTTAAAGACCTAAGTAAGAAAGCTAAACTAAAAGCCAAAAGGAGTGTATGATGAAGAAGAAGAAGAAGTCAAAACCTAAAGGGTACTAAAAAAAGAGGGGGCTTAATTGCCCCCTTTTCTTTATGCTCCTATATCTACAATCTCACAACTATCACCAGAACAAGCTAAAGTCTGTGAACCAACAGTAGTATCTTCTACCTCATACTCAGATAGTTTCTCCCAATCAATATTTTTTGGCATCAACTTATTAAGTTCTTTGTATTCGTCTTGTTCTATCTCCTGATAGGGTGCTTGTTTGTACGAGTGATCGCTATGAGGAAGGAATGATACACCACTCATTTCATCAAAGTTTTTAAACACCCATGCTCCTACCTCTAACCACTCATGCTCTCGTACAGTAATAGTAACTGAGGGCTTATGTTCACACCAATGTCTTTGATACATCAACCAGACTTCTAGTTGTTCAATAGCATTTAAGTCATCTCTAGTCACACACCCCTTAGGGGCTTTAACAGGGAAGCTAAAAACCATTGTACTATCGGGCTTCATCACACAGGGTTCTGCTGGAACTCCACTGTCTATTAAGAATCTTGTGAGGGGGTCTTTGTTGTCACCTCTAACTGTCCGTATATAAAACTGGCTATGTCTAGTATGAATGCCGCTAGAAGCATCAACAAGTTGGCTAACAGTACCAGAGGGCTTAACACAAGTAATAGCAGCAGATTGTGGAATCCCCAATCTTTTACTAAATTCTTTATTAGTTTGTATAGAAACATCTCTTAGTTGCTCCAATATTTCTTTAGCATCTTTACTTGTAGATACTAACTTGTTATCCATTATCCCTGTCATACTAACACCAAGCAATCTTTCTTCTTCTGTATTTCGTTGCCATATTTTTCTGAGGTAAGGGAACTTAGTATAAGTAGCCTGAATAGTACCTAAGATAGTAGCTAATCTTGTCTTGTTAGTTAAAGTATCAAGGTCATCATCATTCCTAACTACAACCTCTGTTAAATTACAGAACTGATTAGGTCTTAAAATAATCTCAGAGCAAGGGTTAGTACCAAACTCATGGTCAGGCTCTCGTCTACCATTCTTAGCTGCTTGCTTCTTAGATGCAACCCTAGAGAAGATACCACGCTCACCAGACTTAGACTCAACTAGTGCAAGCCATTCACGCATGAATGTTTCCATGTCAGGTCTCTCTGTATACGACACTGAGTTATTAGCTAATCCTCGTTGTGGGTCTAAGACAAACCAATCACCTGATTTAGCATGACGCATACGATCATCAGATAGGTTAGACAAGGAGATCATAGCTGACCTTCTAACACCACCGACCACGACCACTTCCCCAATTTTACACATCAAGTCATGAGATTGTATACTAGATAGCTTCTTACCTTTTGCTGCTTCAAATGTTTCACAAGTAAACCTAAACAAATCCTCTAGTGGTTCAGCACCAGATGCCCTACCACCAAATGTTTTTAACTTAGCACCAGCTGGTCGTACCTTGTGTGTATCCCATTTTGGTATTTCACCTGCATACAACAGCGAGATTAGCTGTCTAAGGGCTTTAGCCCACCCTTCCTTACTATCACTAACCACTATAGTAGTATCGCTCTTGTATAGCTCATCTGGTACTTCTGGTAGCTTACTAATGTACTGACGCTCTACACTAAATCCCACACCTGTACCACATAATAAAATAAAAGCAGCCTCATCAAATGCTTTGGGGTCATCTACTGCTAAGTAGCTACAGTTGTAAGAACATGTGTTATCACGCTGCATAGCAGCTCCAGCGGTCATCATTGCTCGCATACTTGGCATGACATTTAGATTGTAGATTGCATCTTCTAGTTGCTTGTAAGTATCTTTACTTACTTTATCAGATACAACATTAGTCATATATCGATTGACTGTTTCCTTCCAAGTTTCCCTTCTGTTTAGCTCAGGTATCCATCTAGCATACCTGCTGAGTGCTATGTACTGCTGATACTGATTCATTTTTCGTACTCCGTATAGTCGTTTTCAATAATTTTATCTATGTAATGTTTAGCTTTCTTTAAATCTTCTAAGCCATTTTTCTCTTTGTATCTTGATACATATTTAACTACATTACCTTGGAAATAATCTAGTTTGTTAGCAGCAATAAAATCCCATACTTGGATAGGTAGTTTTCTATAGTGATCTCCACCCCACTGAAAGCTGCTAACACCTTTAACCACTTTAGTCATTTTATCCTCCATACTTATTCTTTAAATAATTAAGTGAAACAGGTAGTTCATCGAACTGACCATTGTTGACTTCATTTAACATCCAAATCCCATTCCAAGCACTGTTACCTTGATTGCCTAAATATGCCTCATCATGTTGAGTAAACATACCAGCAAACAACCCTGTGATCCTAGTGTTGTCTGCTTTTTGTGCATAAGCGATATCGCGTTGCTGAACGTGTCCCATAACAGTCGACATTAATTTTTTTTGCAACATGGCTCGTGCTGATGAACAAGGTCTACCCATAACCCCAGTAGTGAAAAAATGTGCAAACGCAATGCCCTCTATAACCACAGGCTTTAGGTAATCGTACACTTCCCAATCACTAAGGTTTAAGTCCTGATAACCAATAGTATCTTCTAGAATACAATCGTTCTCAATAGCTCTTTCAATCCTTTGCTCGTGGTTACCAATGGTAAATACCATTCTAGGCTTCCACTGCTTCTTCTTGTTTACCTTTAATCTCTCACGCTCTGTTTTGATAGGTTGTAAGAACAAGTCCATAGCCAAGTTACCTGCGTCTATATCCTTCTTGTATCTCCTGCCTTCAAAAGATGCTTTGCCTTTATCGTATGAACAGAGAGATTCCATATCCCACCAATCACCTATCATTACAATAACATCTGGTTTCTTAGATGCTATGTACCTACCTGCGTACAGCAAGTGGTCTAGTGGTACATCAGGCTTAACCTGTGTATCTGGTATCACGCATATTTTCATCTGCTTTTGCTCCAATCTTATGTTCTATTAATATTGATACTTTTGTTCCTAGTAAAGTTCCAAAACCTGCTCCAACTATGTAAGGAACTAACAGTGTTAAAGAAGGGTCTAGCACTACCTCCCTAAGTGTTAAGAACCATACTGAGTTACTAACTACAGTACAGAACAAATTGTATTTATAATTACTTCTGTTTCTTGCTCTCGATGACATGGTAAATGTTACACTTTGTAAAAAAGACAAAAACAATAAAGTTATTATTTGCATTAAATCAAGTCCATATTAACTTTCTCCCACTCACAAGTAAATCCACAATCTTCTGGTAAATCACGAATAAAGTTTCCCCTGTTAGGGTCTAGTTCATCAAGGTATACTGCACCTTCCTTATCTTTGTTTACTGAATGTCCTATTTCTCTTTCTAGCTTTGCCATTTTGTTAAAGTGTTTTGGAAAATCTTTTCTTATAGCGTTCCAATAACCCATACCACCCTTAACACAACCTATACAATTATTATTTGAATAACCCAGTTCATACATACGAGGTAGTTTTAACCCTGTTGATGTAAACCAATCTAAACATTGTTTTTTAGTAATCTCATTATTTACTAATATAAAATCTGTATCTACTTCGTTATTAGAATCAATAAATCTATCAACCCTATTTTGTTCTTCAACAGTATAACCAAAAACTTGAACATCACCTTTTTTTTGATATTTTTTTCTTTGGTCTTTCTTTAAAATCATTGTACATGGTGCACCTTGTGCACCTTTAATAAACTTTCTTTTTCTAAACACATTGTAAATGGAATAGTCCATTGATTTATCACCAATAACTTTAATTGGTATGCCAGTTGCAACTTGGTAGTCTTTAACCAACTGCATATTATCTGGGTGTTCTTCTCTAACACGACAGTAAACAGCTTCTAACCTACTACCATATTTTTTATGAGCAAGATAAGTAGCGTAAGAGCTTGCTGCCCCACAACTAAACCAACTAACTACCCTATCATTTGAAAACAGTTTTAATTGTTCCACTAACGCTCCTCATCTATGTCGTACATATCACGCATAGCATCTTCTAATGCTATCGCTTGTTCAACGGATAGGAGGTCATCATCAAAATCTATCTCCCCTCGTTGAAACTGTTGCTCTACTCTGTCACTCAAGAAATTGTTAGGTAATAACCCTTGTACTTGTAGGTCATTAATAACATCTATCATCTCATTGACAGTCAGTACAGCACCATCTCTACAAATCTTGCAGGACTTCATTCCTTTAATTATTCTGTACTCAGGATTACAAGTACCGCAGGAAATGCAATAAAGTGTATCCATCATTTTCTTGACTCCTTTAACCAATCTTTAGGTAATGCTGTACCAAAAGCAAATTTAATACCATAATCGTTACACCAATCAGAATATCTTTTCTTTTTTCTTTTGGTAATCCACTGGTCACGCATAAACAACATACGAATGTCAAGGCTTGGATTCTCTTTTACCACTTGAGCCATCTTAGTTCTGTCAACTGAAGTGAATCTACCTTTTGCTTCTACTATAATTGAACCTATTATAAAGTCAGGTGTATATACTTTGTGAACAAACACTACACCAGATGAACAAAACTTACATCTACCTTTC